TTCTATGCGTGTAGCGAATGCCTTCGGGGGCAGGTTACTCCTGATCTGTGTCCAGAAGTTCGATTCGGGGCCTCGGCTCACGGGGCGTCACATCCTTGAACTTGCCCTCGATCTGGAAGGCTTGGGGGTAGAGTTGCTGAAGCTTGGCGAGACGGGAGACAATCTCATCCTTGGACAGTTGGTCGATCTGATTGATGTTCTCGCGCCGGTCAACAGTCAACCCGCCGAGGGCAGACCTGATCTTCTCCGCGTTGATTGCAGCAGAGAAGTGGCCAGCCTCCTCTGCACCCTTCGACAACTCCGACAGGCGCTGCAGCTGGCCAATGGTGGTGACCCCATACCGACGCTCTCGCTCCTCGCGCAGTTCTTGGATGTAGTCGAGGACGTGAGGGTAGTCCCGCCCGTTGAGAAGCCTCGATGCGACGTCGGCTGCAGCATCGTGTTTATAGCCTGCCTGCCGGGCACACTCCGCGTTCGAGTAAACCCCCTCGACAATCTTCTGTGCGAACGTCATCTGCCGGTTGGTGAGCTTGCGCCCATGCTCTTCCTCGAGCCGCTCCTTCACTTCCTTCGATACCTTCACAGCCGCGCCTCCTTGTGCGTTTTTGCAACAATAGAACAACAACCCAAACCGGGCAAGACAGGCCCAAGCTGAGGACACTTGTCCCGCCTCAAGTGTCCTCAGGTGTCCTCAACTGTCCTCAAATTTGCCCCTGAAACCCCCCTTCCCAGAGGTGTTTGTTGTCAGGTTGCACGGAAACAGCAGGCACAGGGCATGTAGACAACACAAAGTGAGGACAGTGAGGACACTTGGCAAAATGAAGTGTCCTCAGGCAAGTGACCCGTAACTCATTGGTCTGTTTCAAGAAAAAGAGGGGTGAGGACAGTGAGGACACTGAGGCGGGGGTTTCCCACTTTTTTTTTTCAGAAAACGAAATTCATTCAGCCCGGAAAAGTGTCCTCAGTGTCCTCACCCCCTCTCAGACCCAAGGTCCGAGCCCCAAGCCCCACCCTCCTGCTGTGCATTTTTGCACACAACTCGCCCCTTGCTCCTGCATTTCTGCACACGCTTGACATGCCTCTCGACCGCCCTTAGTCTACAACCATTCAACAACTACGGAAGGAAGCAGAGATGAACTACGCGAACCTAATCTGCTACAGCGATGTCTTCCCCTTCGAGGTGCTGGCTGTCAGCAAGAGCGGCAAGCAGATCACGGTGCGGGCCATGCGTGCCGAGCGTGACCCTGCGTGGGAGCCCGAGATCGTGCTTGGTGGGTTTCTTGGTCACTACGTCAACCAGAGTGAGCAGCGTTGGATCATCACCCCTAACGAGAGTGGGGAGCCGATGAAGGCGCACAAGCGTGCCGATGGTTACTACTGGTCTGCGTTTGGCAAGCACCAGCTCGAAGCGCAGCCTCGCGCGTTCTACGATTACAATTTCTGAGGGGGAGGGACCGATGCTGCGCTTCAAGCTGGTCAAGACCGCTGACGGCGGCACGACGCTGGTGAAGAATGTCACCCTAGACTGGGCTCTTGAGTGGTGGGAGGAGCATGAGGTCTGCCACGAGTGTGAGGGCTCTGGGCGGGTCGAGGTTGAGTATGTGCGTGGGTACGGCCCCAACGCTGGCTTGGCCTATCGCTGGGATGTGTGTGAGGAGTGCAAGGGCCAAGGCACGATACCCGTGGAGGACGAGGAAGATGAGTGACATCATGACGGTTGCGTCTCGGGTCCGCGACTACTTTCAGTTGCACAACCCTGCCTTGATCCCGACGCTTTCGGAGGGTCAGTACTTCGAGCTGTCGGAGGAGGTGATGGATGCTGTCGAGGAGTTGGCCAAGGACATCACGATACGCCGGGCGGAGACTGGGAATGGTTTCATTCCTGAGGGTTCTAGGTTGCCTGCGCAGCCAACCATCCTGTGGACCAAGATGTTGAAGGACAACCTTTTGGTTTGCCATGAGCCTCGTTTCGGGGCTGGGAAGGTGCGTGTTGTGCTGTTTTCTGGGTACATGCAGCCGCTGGTTTTCGGGGAGTATACTCCGGGCAGTGTCGAGGCTTCGATCAACGGGTCGGACATGTTTAATGAGGATCATGCCAATATCAGCAAGATGGAACGTGCTCGTACGGTTGTCCTTGTGGCGGCTGCTTTGGCCACGATCAACGCTCCGAGGATCACGAAGCGTGTTGTGGCTGGCACGCGCCAGAGCCGCCGGGCTGCGGCGCGCAAGATCGGTGCCACGCCTGAGCAGTGGCATCGTGTGGAATGGGACCTGACGAAACCGAAGGTTGAGCGTGGCGAGCGTCTTGGCAAGGGGTGGCACATGCCTCTGCATTACACGCGCGGGCACTGGCGTCGGTGTGAGGAGGGGCGTGGGAAGGCTGTGCTGTTGCCGGGCAACGGGTGGCACACATGGGTTGACGGGTACTGGTCTGGGCATCCGTCGTATGGGATCAAGCGTGCGGTGTATGCGCCGAGGATAGGAGAGAAGGGTGCAGTCAGAGATCGACATGCTGCGTTCGAAGGTAGCGAAGCAGCGGAGTGAGATTGCGCGGTTGCAGAAGGTAGTTGCGCGGCTGGCGGCGGATAAGGCTGAGTTGTTGCTGGATGTGAGGATGTACAAGCAGGAGTTGGAGAAGAGCGATGTTGAGTAAGGAACAGCAGGACAAGTTCTTGGATGCGTTGCCGGATGATGCGTCGATTGGTGACATGGCTGCGATGACGTTGGTGATGGCGACTGTGTATGAGCTTGAGGTTGACGAGTTCAAGGCGTTGATTTTGACGCTGGCGACGGCGGTGGAGAGTGGGAGTTATGAGAAGTTGCTGGCTGACAACCAGCGTCAGCGGAGGATGAACTGATGGCCAAGTGGCAAGAACCGAGGATCGAGGACCTGTTGTCTGCGTTACATCGGATCGAGCGTGTTGCTGAGTTGATCATGAACGACAAGACGGCGGGGAACTATTGGAACGTGCAGCGTGCTGGCGAGATCAAGTTGCTGGCGCAGATCGCGACGCGCATTGTGAGGGAGCCGATGAACAATGGCGAGTGACGGTGACGACATCGTGGCGAAGTTGGAGCGGCTGGCGTTGATGGCCGAGATCGCCAACCACCACATCCAAGACATGCGCGTCATGCCCGCAGCGGGCGTGTGCGACCTGATCCACGAGGCGATGGACGAGATCGTCGATCTTCGGGCTCAGTTGTTCAACGAGCAGGAGGCGAGGAAAGATGGCGACGCATGAGGAGCCGCTGCCCAAGTGGCTGGAAGAAGAACTGAAGCAGCAAGGTGTTAGGATACCGCCGCCGCAGCCTAAGCCTCCGAAGCGTGAGGAGCAGGCGAGGGAGCCGTGGTACAGGAGGGGAGAGGAATGTCCGTTCTGAGTGTGACAATCCTGACGGTTGGCCTATCCACAGGTTGGCAGGGGTATGTCGGTGTCTACGCCGAGATGGATCACTGCCGTGACGTGCAGGCGCTGATCGCGCATGAGGAGCCCGGTGCGGTGACTGTGTGTGAGACGCATAGGCTGTATGAACCTGTGCTGCGTCCGCCGCCGAGGCCTGCTGGTTTGCGCGCGGTTCGTGAGCCTGTGCTGATCCCACCGATGAGGCCGAGCAAATGACCGAGGAAGTGAAGGAAGGAACGATCCGCGTGGTCGAGTGGCTGATTAACGAAGAAGCAGAGGACCGGCTGCACCCAAGCAATATCCGCTGGCGTCTCGATCAATATCTCGATGGGCAGTGGGTCGAGGTGCCGCTGTTCCACCTCAACGTGACCAGCAAGCTCAAGAGCGGGAGAGTTCGATGACCGAGGCGCAAGTAGAGCGGGCCGTGATCGAGGCTTTCAAGGTTGTGTTCAGAAAGATGAGGGAGGGGAAGCTGTGACCAACAAGCACGCACAGATGAGAGAGATGGCGCGCGACCTGATCCGTGACAGCGTGATCGAGGACGCCATCGCGCAGAAGATCGCGCAGATCATTGAGTTCATCCACGAAGATCGCATCACGCCGTTAGAGGCCAAGCTGGCAAAGGCGGTGGAGGCTTTGAACACTGCTGCAAACTGGATTGATTATTGTGCAGGCATGATGCCCGCGCCAGTGGCGAAGGCCGCAATACGTAGCTGGGCAGATCAAACTCGCACCATTGCCGCAGAACTGACGGGAGACAACCCATGACCGACGACCTCAAGCGCGAGATCCAAGATCTGACGCAGCAAGTCAACTACTGGAAGGACCTATGGAGCAGGGCCGCGAACCGGCTTCTGCAGGTGGACCCGGAGTTCAACGCTCCGATCACGACGACAGCAGAAGAACTGAGGAGGCTGGAGAAGATGCTGAGAAACCCAGATCCATGGAAGGATGTGTGATGGCAGAGGGCCACTACCTGACAGACGACAGCGACCCCCGCATCTGCATCATGATGGACCAACATATCTTCGACGCCATCAACGCCCACGCCGAGCGATGCGGTGAGCCGTTCTCGAACGTAGCCCGTGAGCTACTGCGGTGTGCTGTCGAGGACGGGAAGCTGGACGAGTACTACCCGAAGAAGAGAAGCAAAATGTACCGTGACTTGTACACGTGAGGTCCGAGAGATGAAGATCATAGTCCCGGCGTACAACGTGAAGGCGGACCAAGCTACAAGGTTCGAGGCTCAAATTGCGGCGATCATGCACATGCACCGGGAGCAGGAGATCCGCAAGTTCAAGGAGGATGTTCCTCCTCCGAAGGTAGGCAGGCCGCGTCCTACAACTGCTGGTGGAAAGCTTCCTGACAACAACAACCGGAAGACGGCGATCACTCAGGGCCGTGAGAACAACTCGACGGACGAGATTATTTTGAAGATCTTGAAGGGTCGGGAGATGGGTGGACACGAGGTTGCGAGGATGATTAATCTGTCTACGGACACGGTTAGGACTGCGTTGTCGCGGTTACTGACGCGTGGACAGGTAAGCAGAAGATCCAGTGGACTCAGGGTCCTTTGGACAACAGTAGGAGAACAGAACGATGCAGGTCTTTGACCTTTCCCAAACCCGCAAGCAGCAGATACTTGTGGAATACTTGACGGATACTGGTAGTGCGTTTGCAGTTACTCCACATGGAGAGCAGGTTTTCCTGAACCGTCGGCTGGTCGAGAAGATGAACCTAGAGGGCGGCGAGGTTTTGGACGCGTTCCTGCTGCCGAATTACCCTGACAAGCGGGAGACGATCCCGTGGCGTGCGATGCGCGTTGAGTTTCCACAACAGGACGACAAGCTGGATGTTGTCACCGAGAATGCGAAGGCACAGATGAAGAAGAACCGGGCCGACATCCTGCAGTACATGCAAGACAATGGCGCAGACGAGGACGTTGCTGTCCACCCGATGGAGTTGGCGAACCAGCTGGAGATGCCTGTCGAGCAGGTGAAGCAGATCTTGGACGCTTACCCTGACCTGTTCATGCGTGTGGATGCGTACATGTTGCAGCCTGCTACCAGTTCTGCTATAGGCTGACGACATGGACGGAGGGACTGATGGAAACAAAGCAGCGGTTCTGCAATGTGGCGCTCATGCCTGTGGATCACGAGCTTCTTCGTGTGCTGGCGAACATCGATCAGCGGACGATGACGCGGCAGTTCTCCGTGATTGTGCGTGATGAGTACGCTCGGATCTACGGGGACGCGGCGCTAGACAAGAAGCTGCGGGAACACGCTTCGTGAACTTGGGGGACGCTTACGCGTCCCCTTTTTTCTTTCTGATAGCACCTCGAGCTTTCTCCCGCATGGCGATCATGTGCGGTGTCGAGGCATCGTAGCCCCGGATGCTGTGCAGGTTCTCCCTCTTCATCTCTTTGAGGAAGATAGCTGCGATCTCCGGTGTTAGTCCTGCCAGTCGGGCGATCTCGGCGGATCCCGTCTTCAGGTTTCGCAGCCCCTTCTTGTAGTCAACGACTGCTTCCATCAGTTTGTTGCTGGTTTTAGCGTCAGCCATGCCCGTGCTTCCTCTCCTAGTACGCGTGCGCTGATGTCGATCTTGCTCCGGAGGGCTTCGACGATCTTCTCGTCGATGGTGCCTTCGGAGATGAGGTCAATGTAGGTGACGTTCTTCTTCTGTCCTATACGATGTGCGCGGTCCTCCGATTGGATCCTGTGTTCCAGTGAAAAAGAGTTGGCGTAGTATACCACAAGATCGGCCTCTGTCAGTGTGAGACCGAAGCCTGCGGTAGCTTGGTTGCCCACGAAGAACCGGAGGTTCGAGTCCGGGTTCTGGAAGCGTTGGACGATACCTTGGCGTTCGCTCTCCGGTGTGTCGCCGTAGTACGCAGCGGCACAGCCGTCGCCGAAGCGCTTGTTGAGCATCTCGGTGATCTTGACGATGTCGTAGCGGAACCGGGACCAGATGATTGCTTTGCCCGAGTGCTCGTTGAGGATCTCCTCGAGGGCATCGAGGCGGCGGGACGGGAAGTACTTCATCTCGCCGTCGTCTGTCTTTAGGTGGCCCGACAGAACCTGCTGGATCCTCAGCATCTGGGTGATGACAGCCGGTGCTGTGACCATCTGCCCGTCCTCGAACAGCATCATCGCCGCCTGCTGGAGCGAGGTGTACATGCGGTACTGCTCGTCGGTCAGGGTGACATAGCGTGCGGTGTAGATTTTCTCGGGTAGGTCGAGACAGTCCTTCTTCAACACGCGATACGCGAACTTGTCGATGCTGTCAGTTAGCTCGTCCAAGTTCCGATATCCGACGACCTGCTGGAAAGACTTGATGCCCATCTTCCGCTGCTGCAGGACAGCGTAGCGCGCTTGGAATCCGTAGTAGGACTGGAAGCCCAAGAGCCCCGGTGCGAGGAACTCGGCTTGGGAGTACATGTCGAGGGGTGACTTGGTGACTGGCGATCCTGTGAGGATGCGTCGGTAGGCGAAGCCAGCTGCGATCTTGGTGAGTGCCTTGGTTCGTTTGGCGCTATGGTTCTTGATGGTTGTGCTTTCGTCGATGGCGATGAGGCCATGAGGTCCGAGGTTCTTGGCCATCCATTCGCCTGCTGCCTTGCCTTTGACAGTGGAGAAGGCTTCGACGTTCATGACGAAGATGGTGAGGCCAGCGAAGTGGTCCTTGACCGACTTGAGTTCCTTCTGTTCTGCCTGATTCGGTGATGCGACCCACCGTATCACGCGATGATACACGTCGGCTGACATGTGCTCGGGGATCTCCTTCGACACCCAGTTGCGGTAGACGCCTTTGGGTGCGATGATGAGGGCGAAGTTGACCTTGCCCGCGAGGTGGAGCATGCCGAGATTATCGAGCAGGGTCTTGGACTTGCCCGTCCCCATCTCCATGAAGTAGCCGAACTCCCTGCGCATCGCCCCGCGACGAAGTGCCTCGGACTGATGGGCGTAGGGTTTGACACGAAAATTGTAGTTGACAGTCATCACATACCTCCATTAGGGTCCACGATACGGATGGCGAGAGGACTTGTCAACCGCAACCCTGAAGAGGAGAAACTTGTGAGTGATCTGTTCGAAGACATGTTCGACGACGTCGCGGCGTTGAAGAGCGTGAACACTGAGACCGCGAAGAACCTCAGTTCCTTGGTCCGAGATCTGCGTGACGTTGAGTCGCGGATCGAGGCCGTTGAGAAGGATCTGAAGCGCCTGAACCAGCAGAAGCACAAGCTCTCGACGGAGCTGATCCCGATGCTGATGGCGGAGATGGGTGTGGATCGTCTGGACGTTGACGGCCTGACGGTGACGACCAAGATGCAGGTCCACGCTTCGATACCTGTCGAGCGGAAGGACGAGGCGTTTGCTTGGCTCCGCTCGAACGGGCTGGACGACATCATCAAGAACGACGTGGTGGTTTCGTTTGGCAAGGGCGAGGACAATGTTGCAGGGGACGTGGTTGGTCTGCTGCAGGACCGTGGGTTTGACCCACAGACGAAGACCTACGTCCACTCCTCCACGCTCAAGGCGTTCGTGAGGGAGCGCGTTACTAAGGGGAAACCCATTGACCTCGACCTGTTCGGGGCATTCGTTGCTAACACCGCAGAGATCCGGAGGAAGTCGTGATGGGTGCTATGAAGCAGCACCAGCTGGAGCAGCTGGACAAAGAGTACGATGAGAAGGCGCACGCAGCGCAGGAGTTTGACGACGACGTCGGCCACAAAGACGGCTGCAACTGCGGTCGTAAGTACGGCATCAAGGCTAACTCTTCGGTCCGTTGGAACAAACCCTCTAATTCGGAGACACAGGAATGAGCACTGCAGTAGCGAAGAAGCAGAACACGGAAGTATCGACCTCGCTGGACGATGCTTTCTTCGAGATGGCTGGGGCGGGTTCGTCCTTCGCGCCCGAAGAGATGACGATGCCGTTCATCCGCATCGCCCAGCAGATGTCGCCGCAGCTGAACAAGAACAAGCCCGAGTACATCAAGGGCCTTGGCGCGGGCGACATTTACAACAACCTGACCGGCGAGTTCTGGGACGGTAGCGAGGGCCTCGAGGTCGTGGCCTGTGCGGAGCTGACGAAGTACACCGAGTGGGTTCCGATGGAACGCGGCGGTGGGTTCGTGGGTGAACTGCACCCCAACGATCCGGCGATCCGCAACGCGCGCCGCGAGGGCAACAAGGAGGTGCTGCCCAGCGGCAACGAGTTGGTGAAGGCCGACCACTTCTATGTGCTGTACAAGTCTGCGTCTGGCACGTGGAACCCTGCGGTTCTGGACATGAAGATCACGGCGCTGAAGGTGAGCCGTCGGTGGAAGTCGCAGATCAACCTGCAGGAGATGGTGCATCCGAGGACGGGTGAGGTGCAGCGTGCTCCGATCTTCTACAACATCTGGAAGATCAACACGGTCGAAGAGACGAACCGCAACGACCAGTCGTACTCCAACTATGCGGTTAGCTTGCTTGGGCGTGTGTTGGATACGATGCTGTTCGAGAAGGCGAAGGGTCTCTACCTCTCTGTGCAGAAGGGCGAGATCAAGGCGACGGCACCGGAAGACCGGGTGTCGAGCAGTTCCAGTGCCGGGAACGACGACATACCGTTCTAGGTATAACGACGGGGGCGGGCGTTCTCGTTCGCCCCTTCTTACCCAGAACAGTAACCGGTATCGGAGACACGCATGTCATTGGCCGAAAGGATGCTTGCTGCCTTCGAGGGGTCGAAGGTGGCACACGGGATCACTACTGTCGGAAGGATAGGCCGCAACGGGAAGGCAGATGCGGAGAGCCGGATCATACGCAGACCTCTGACGAGGGAACTGCTCGAGGGCCACATCGACGGAACGCAGGGCGTAGGTGCGATACCCATCAACGAAGAGAACAAGTGCCAGTGGGGCGTGCTCGACATCGACATCTACGACCTCGACCACAAGTCGCTACAGGCAAGGATCAAGAAGCTCAATCTCCCGCTGCTGCACTGCCGCTCCAAGTCGGGCGGCGCGCACCTGTACCTGTTCCTCAAGGAGTATGAGCAGGCGAAGGTTGTGCGGGAGTACCTGCTCGAGATGGCGGTGGCTCTGGGCCACAGCGGCTGCGAGATCTTCCCCAAGCAGGACAAGATCTTGGCGGAGCGCGGGGACGTGGGGAACTTCATCAACCTGCCCTACTACAACGCCGAGACGCCGCAGCGGTACTGCTACAACGACAAGGGCGAGGCGATGGAACTCGAGGAGTTCCTAGATGCGATAGACGAGGCCCGAGTTCCGGTGTCCGCGCTTGAGTCGAACAGGAAGACGGACAAGCGGAAGCTGTTCTTCGACGGCCCGCCCTGCTTGGAGCATCTGTTTGCTGAGTTGCCGGTTTCGTCAGAGCGCAACATGAAGCTGTTCAACTGCGGCGTCTACTGCAGGAAGAAGCACGGGGACGACTGGAAACCTGAAGTTGAAACCATGAACCAGCAGTACTTTGACGTCCCGTTGCCCGCGACGGAGGTGACGGGGGTTCAGGCTTCGCTGTCGAAAAAGGATTACACCTACACCTGCAAGCAGGAGCCCTTCAAAAGTTTCTGCGACTACGAGTTGTGCATCACGCGCAAGTACGGGGTCGCTGACGACAACTCGCCGCAGGGCGTGGCGATGAGCAACCTACTGGTCATCATGTCCGAGCCGCGCGTGTACTTCCTGACGGTGAACGGGGTTCGGATCCAGCTGAACACCGAGCAGTTGCAGAGCCAGTCTATGTTCGCGCGTGCCTGCATGGAGCAGGGGCTGATCTTCCCTGCGACAATGCGTCCTGCTCGGTGGCAGGTTGCGGTGCAGCAGCTGCTGGCGGAGGCCATACGGCAGGAGGTCCCCGAGGAACTGACCATTCGCGGGCAGTTCAAGGAGTTGCTGCGGGAGTTCTGCACAAGCCGGATCCGGGCCATGCACCCAGAGGAGATGGTCCAGAAGAAGCCGTGGACCGACGAGGATGGGTACACGTACTTCACGATGGATGCGCTGACGGAGTTCCTGAACAACCGGCGGTTCACGATGCTGAACCGAGGTCAGATCCAAGAGCTTTTGAAGCGCATGAACGACGGGCGCGAGTGCCA